ATAGTGTGCGGTACTCAATCTCAGTAATGAGAATTATAGAGACATTCAGGTGTAAACCTGAATACTCTGTGAGTACAATACTCGATGAATCTTCGGCAGACGAAAGTCTGATCGAAGAGATATCTGAGTACATCCAAAACTGGAGCTACCTCAAGCATATGCCTGAGTTAGCACCATCACAACTCGTAATGAGTAATAAAGCTGGACCGAATGGTCCGGCCTCAATTACCGCAATTAGGGACCTGACTGCCTTAAGGCAGGAAGAGCCAAAATTGCTGGAATCCATCAAGGAATTAATAGGGTTAACAGCCCCATACCTTAAGATGGACTCTTACGAGTCACACGAGGGAAGTTTCAAAGCTTCCAAACTCGTTCTACTAAGCGATAATGCGTGTAAAACACGTGTTATAGCTATAGCAGATTGGTGGTCCAATACAGCGCTGAATTCCCTACATGAGGGATTCATGAAAGCGCTACGTAGACTACCAAGTGATGTGACCTACAGACAAAGTGAAATCCCAAGCCTCATTCGAAGGCTGGGAAACAACTTATATAGTTCTGATATGACAGCTTTTACCGACCGATTCCCTAGGAAACTAGAGAAGAAGTTGATATCAGCGGCATACGGAGCTAATATGAGTGAGTTGTGGGAACAAATTGTCTCAAACAGAACCTTTCACCATCCAAAAGGAGGTGTTAGGTATGCTTGTGGCAATCCCATGGGTTTGTTAAGCTCATGGCCAGTATCAACTCTCACGCACCACGCTGTAAAGCAGTGGTGTGCGTATAAGGTAGGTGTAAAACATTACAAATACCTTGTATTGGGAGATGATACTCTCGACACCTCAGAAGAGGTGTACAAGAAGTACATTGAAACAATCAATGGACTTGGTGTTTCCATATCACACGCCAAGTGCACGCAAAGTGAAGACGGCTATGCCGAATTCGCCAAGCGTCTCTTCGCTGACAAGATAGAGGTAACCGGTCTCCCGGTGCATCTTCTTGAAAGCGCGCGGTCAAAACCTGAACAAGTTCTAGAACTTGTCAAGATTTGTCGCGAGCGTGGGTACGAGGATTCGTTCCTCGGCCCGTCTCTGGATCTCTATCTTCAAACCGTCAAAGACGGTAAGATGATAGCAGACATGTTATCTCTTCCAGAATCAGTAACAGGAATGCCTCCATTGCTGGAGGTTAAA